AAGCGCGCGCAAAGGAAGCGGAAGCCATCTCGCACGAAATGGCGCAGCGTCTGAACGCGCTGTCGGAAGAACTCGACTGCGAACGCAAGGCGCGCGAGGCGCAGGCGGCGGAGGTGAAATCGCTGAAGACGCAGGTCGCAACGTTGGAAGCCGCTGTGAAGGCGCACGACAAGGACAAGCAGGCGGCGGAAGCCGAGAGGGACGCCGCGACGAAGAAGAACACGGAACTCGAAGTCGCGCTTGGCGCGGCGCAGGCACGCATCGGGGAACTCGAAAAGCGCGTGCAGCACCTTGAAGCGCTGGTGGAAGCGAAGGACAAGGCGCTGGAGATGGTGGCGGACAAGATCGGCGCGGCCATTGAGCGCGTCGTCAAGCCGGCGGTGGACGGCACCGCACCCACCGCGCCGGAGCCTGCAGGGTCATAGAAGGGGACTACTGATATGCGATCACTGATGAAGCACGTGCTGCTATTGGGCAATAGCGGGGCGGCTGCGCCAACGGCATCCTTCACCGTCACCACGACCGCGCCGAACCAGACGCTGACGATCAACTCGCTCGGCGTGTCGGCATCGACAACGGTCGATTGGGGCGACGGCAGCACGAACGACTACACCGGCACAGCGCAGCGCACGCATCAGTATGCGGCAGCAGGCAATTACATCGTCCGCTTTATGCAGCCGGAACTCGTGACGGTGTTCGACATCCGCGACAACAAAGTGACGCTCAACAGCGCGGACGTGAAGCTGTGCGTCAACATTCAGACGGCGGTCTTTGTAGCGCTCAAGGCGGGCACATTCAACAGCGCAGACGTATCCGACTGGCGACCGACGACCTTCTACATGTACTCCATGCCAACGGGGTACGCAGGGACGTTCGACAGCGCAGACGTCAGCGACTGGCGACCGACAGACTTCCGCCTGCTCTCGATGCCCGCCGGTTACGCAGGAACATTCGACAGCGCGGACGTCAGCGACTGGCGACCGGCGTACTTCCAACTGTACTCGATGCCCGCAGGCTACGGGGGGACGTTCAATTCGGCAGACGTGTCCGCGTGGCGACCGACGAGCTTCTGGCTGTACGCGATGCCCGCCGGCTACGCAGGAACATTCGACAGCGCAGACGTATCCGACTGGCGACCGACGACCTTCTACATGTACTCCATGCCAACGGGGTACGCAGGGACGTTCGACAGCGCAGACGTCAGCGCATGGCGACCGACAGACTTCCGCCTGTACTTGATGCCATCCGGTTACGCAGGGACGTTCGACAGCGCAGACGTCAGCGACTGGCGACCGACAGACTTCCGCCTGCTCTCGATGCCCGCCGGTTACGCAGGAACATTCGACAGCGCGGACGTCAGCGACTGGCGACCGGCGTACTTCCGCCTGTACTCGATGCCCGCCGGCTACACCTTCGTGATAAGCGCAGGCGGTTTTGCAGGATGGATCACGACCACGAACTTCCAGGTGCAGGGAAACGCGCTGTCACAAGCGCAGGTCGATCAAGTCCTCGCGGATTTCTGGACGGGCTTTGCGACCCGCACCGCGACCGCAGGAACGATCAATCTTGGCGGCTCGAACGCCGCGCCGTCCGGCACGCTGCAAGCGGCCAACCCGCCGACGACCGGCAAGGAATACGCCTACTGCCTAGTCAATGACCCAGACAATGTAAACCCAACCAAGAAGTGGGCGACCGTGACGATCACGGCATAGGGGGCGATTATGACGATTATCACAGCAGTTGAGCGCCCCTTGTACCATGCGGCAGTCGCGGGGGGCAAAATTCACGCGGCAGGCGTGACGCAGCGCGGAGAAGCGACCATTAGCGGCATGGAACTCCGCGCCGACGCCGACGAAAATACCTTTTTGGGCAAGGTCGCGGGCGCGGCAGGCGACTACAAGCCGCTGCCCAACGTAGGAGAAGCACTCGAAGCAGGCGCGATCTACGGCTACAACGGCGGGCTGGTGATCGTGCGGCAGGCGCACACGCGCACGCAGCACGCTCCGGGCGACGTCCCCGCGCTGTTCAGCGTTTACCGCGCCGACACGACCGCGCCGCTGGAATGGGTCGCCAACGAAAAGGTGCTGGTCGGCACGCGCCGCGCCTATGGCGGGAAGCTGTGGGAAGCGGTGCTGGCGCATACCACGCAAGCCGACTGGCTGCCGAACGCGACCCCCGCGCTGTGGAAGGAAGTGGTAGTCGCGCCGCCGACCGCTGATTGGAAGGCTGGCGTAGCCTACAAGGTCGGTGATGTCGTGGTGTATCAGGGCGCGAATTTCCAATGCTTGCAAGCGCATACGAGCCAGGCGGGATGGACACCGACCGCAGTCCCGGCGCTGTGGAAGAAGCTATGACCACGCGCCGCCTCAACGACTGCTGCGATTGGTCAGGCGTCACCGAAGTGACGTGCTTCGACCACGACACGGGCCGCACATTCGCGGTGTCGCTCGACCTGCTGCGCTCGTGGCAGGGTGACAGCTTCTACGCGAAAGACCACTGGGACATTCCGGCCAGCGCCAAGCTGCGCTATCAACTCACGCTGCGGACGCCGGAAACGTGGTTCACCGTTCACGTGCTGCTAGACGGTGACACGGCCTACGTCATGGCGTTTGACAGCCACGACGCAGGCACAGATGTGCAGCACCCGTGCGCGGCGCTGCGCGTGCTGACAAGCGAACTCGGCCTGTAGTTGGCGGCTTCTCTCAACCTAGGGGAACTCATGACACGACCGGCAGGCATTAACGGCCTGAACCTGACCGACTTCGGCATTTCGCGCGACAACGCGCTGGTATACAATTCAGAAAACATGTGCTATAATTAGGGGGAACTTAAGCGAAACGGTGACTAGTGCTACAACACCAGTCACCGCCTCTAAACATAGAAAGGGTGAGCTTTCCATGTCTGATATGAATTGTATCACTTCCTCGACACCTGACAAGAACAAAAAGATACGGCGCAAACCTCAGCCGGCTATTCGGCGCAATGACGATTCATATGCGATCAAGCTAACTAAGGGCTATCACGCTGTTGTCGACGCCGAAGATGCGGATTTGGCGTGCTACTTGTGGTGTGCATATCGCAGTACAGGAAGATCATCTGTGTATGTTGTTCGCCGCATAACGGTTTCCAAAAACAAATCACGCTTCGAGTATCTACATCGCGTAATTCTATCGCGTAAGCTAGGTCGTCCGCTCAATGAAGATGAATATGTAGATCATATCGACGTCGATAGCTTAAATTGCCGCCGCAGTAACTTGCGCTTAGCTACTGTTGCCGAAAACAACCGAAACCGCGGCAAGAGACGAGGGAAGAACCCATACAAAGGGGCCTTCTACAATAAGATAGCGCGGCGCTGGTTTTCGCAAATTGGCGCAAATAAGCAAGTTATTCATCTAGGCTACTTTGACACCCCGGAAGAAGCACACGCGGCATACTGTGAGGCCGCAAAAAAGCTTCATGGTGAGTTTGCCAGAATGGAGTAGCGGTGGGCGGCATTCTAGGACTAAACATCCTTGCTCAGACGGTCTACGACCGCGCCAAGCTGTCTGCCTACCTACAGCAGGCAAGGCCGGCGCTGGTCGTGGTCATGGACGATGTAGGGCTGGCGCGGCAGTTCAAGCACGCGCTGCCCAATATGCTCGTGGTACATCGCCGTTCCCATCCCGATCAACACCATTGGCACGAGAAAATGCCGGCGGCGCAATGGCTGGCCGATCACCGCGCCGATGCTGGCGATGGCTTGATCCTTCAGTGCTTCAACGAGCCGGGGACGCAGGACTACAAGGCCCTGGCTGATTGGTGCGTCGAACTCATGCAGCTTTCCGACAGCGAAGGCGTGCCGCTGGCGCTCCCGAATTTCAGCGTTGGCAACCCGAACGAGCGCCGCATCCAAGCCGGAGAGTTTGACGATCTGCTCAAGGCGTTCGCAAAGTATCCGCGTCATTACCTTGCCCTGCACGAGTACGCGCAAGCCAACCCTAGCCTTGAGCAGCCCTATCACATCGGGCGCTACCGGGAATGGATCGCGCGCGCGCAGACGCTCGGTATCCTGCCGCCACGCATCCTGATTACCGAGACAGGGCGCGATGTCGGCGGCGGGCATCGGGACGGCTGGCGCTCGGTGCTGACCGAAGCGCAGTACGTGACATTCCTTCACAGACTGGTCGACGCCTACCGCCCCGACAACATCCCGACCGCGATCTTTTGTTACGGTACCGGCGGCGGCGGTGATTGGCAGTATTTCGACCTGCAAGGCGCGGATGCTGTCTTAGCCGCGCTGCCCATAATTGGAAAGCCACAGGAGCAAGCGACCCCCATGCCCGATTACCCCTTCCCGCCCGACAGCGCCGCATGGCAGCGCGGCACGTTCGCCAGCCGCGCCGACTATGCCAACGTGCGCGCGCAGCCATCGACCAGCGCGACCATCGCCGGACGTCTCGACAAGACGCCGCAGGCCGGCGCGTGGGTAGCGACTGATGTCGTGGAAGCCGCCGGCACGTGGCACGCGCTGAAACTCGACAGCGGCACGCAGGGCTATGTTCGCGCCGACGTGGTGCTGTTCGAAGCCGCGCCGGAGCCGGATCCTGAGCCGCCGCCACCAGTACCTGACCCTGACACGCTGTATTCGCCGTGGCTCACCCGCGACGAGATCGTGCAGCTTGCCGACCTGTATGAAGCGGCGGCGGCCATCTACCGCGCCGCCGCCGACCGCATCACCATCACCGAAGTGCAACATTTAGGAGTGAGCGCGTATAGCGCAAAGGAGTCCCTTGTCATGCCACAGACACCCGTTACCCCCGTGTTGGGGCCAATCCTCGCCATGCTCCGCAGCCGCAAGTTCATCATCGCCCTCGCGGTGCTGCTGATCTCGCTGCTGACGATGGCGATCCCGTCGCTTGAAGAAGTGCGCGGCGAACTGCTGACGCTGCTGATTACGCTAGGGCTGGCGCTGATCGGCGGCATCACGATTGAAGATGCTGCTGCGAAGGGCCGCGAGGCTGCGGCTGCACCGGCTGTCCCGCCGGCAGAAGCGATCCTTGATCTCGTCAAGGCCGCGCTTGAAAGCATGTTCGCCCGCGCGGAATTGCAAATCGTTGATCAGTCTATCGAACTATCCCCCGAAGAAGTGGACACTATTGCGGAGTCGGTGCGGGCAAAGCTGGCCGCTGCGCCCAAGCCTGACGGCGCGCTCGGCTAACAGCAGCACCGCGACACGCGCAAAGGGGTGGAAATCCACCCCTTTTTTATTGCGCCTGCTGCTTCCTTCGTGCGTACATGCGCGCGTTGGCTGCTGATTTCTCGCAAAATGTCGAGCAGTATTTCGTGCGCGGCTCGTCGGTGTTAAACTCCCGTTGACAGCGCGGGCATACCTTGCGATAAGCGCCTGCCGGAACGTGTCGCGTGCGGCGCGTCGGCGGCTTACGTGGTCGAGCCATCTTGTCCCCTTTCTTTTGAACAAATCACGGGCGCACAACCGGATGAGAGTGCGCCCGTCTATTTGGTGTTTAACGGGTTATTCTGGGAAATAGATTTCCCAGTCGGTCAGCGGTGCATACCCTTCCATTGCAGTAAAAAGCTCCTCGATGGTGTTGTACTGTTCGTGTCCGTATGCCGGCATCATGCCCTCATGGAATGAGAGTTCATAGTAGGCGTCGATCTGATCGCCGTCCTCGGTGTAAGTTTCTTCAGTCTTGTCCGCGACGATCAGTGTTTTGCCCGACCACAACCTGACAACAGCGCTATTGTCCTCAATCGCCTCGGTGATCTTGTCTTTTGGCAACTCGAAACCCTGACGCAGCCCAAAGCCCGCAGCTATTTTGACTGCTCCTTGATTCAGAACCCAAGACATCTCGGTATCTTGCGCCTTGTCCCATCCCTGCGTAGCAATCCGCTCAAACCACTCGGTATGCCTAATTCCGACAGGCCAGCCGTTTTCTCTCGCGTGCCGCACTACCGTCGCAAAGATAGGCGCTCCGGCTTCGATGAGCTTGATCAGGTTGTCCACCGTGAACAATGGGGTAACTTCTGCCCCTACCCATTCATGATATTGGTTGATCACGTCAACCAAATTCGCTGCCATTTCGATTTCTACCATGCTGCATTCTGTGTGCTTGTTCATTTCCTGTCCTGTCTCTCAATCTCTAACGTTGAATACATTATATCAATAGGTACTGAAACTGTCAATCACCAACCGCACATCCCCCTACTTCTTAGGGGGTACACGCGACACGCGCAAACAAAAGCACCCCGCAGGGGGTGCTTTTTTGTTGCATGGCGGCAGGCGCTACAGCTCGTTGTAAGCGTCCAACGCGGCCCGCAAGTTTATTGTAGCTATGACCATATTCTCAATGGTGTCGCAGAGTTCCAGCAATGTTTCCGGGAATAGATGCTCATAGATAGCGCAGCGCACTATTTCACCATCATACACCACTTCAAAGTGGACAAATATCTGCTCGCCAGCGATACGTTTCAGGCTAATGCCGCGCTGCTGTAGGAGTTTGCATAATTCGTCGTGCCAATTTTTCATGTAATAGATCACTCCGCCTCTCCTTCCCGCCTACAGTTCGTTGTAAGCGTCCATACTCGGATCGTCCCAGTCTTCGGCCATCGCGCCGAACATCATGCGCAGGCCGGCGGCTTGCTCCGGCGTCAGGCCGATGTCGCCAGTGGTCAGTTCGCTACCCGTATTCAGCAGCACCGTCGCTTCTCCCGTGTTGTCCGTGGCGATCACCGTGCCGATGATCCAGTCATCTGTTGGCGCAGCAGCGCTTCGTACTTGTAGCGCAGGCCTTCCACTACGTCGAAGAAGTCCCGCAAGTCGTCGTCACTCATCTCATCGGCTTCCCCCTTCTCTAGCAGCGCGAGATCGGCGTCGCGCAATTTCAGCCACGCTCCACCGCCTTAGTATACACGCGGATTGACGCACCGCGCTTCTCCAACTCAATGGTGACGTCCGCCTTGCGCTCTGATAACGTCTCCCACACCTGATCGGCATCGCGCTTGCGATGCCACGCGGCGCTGCACTCGCGGGTGAGCGCGTCGGCTTCGGCGCGCAGTTCGTCGTCGGTGAAAGTCGTCAGGTCGCGGGTGTTCATTCGTGCGCCTCGCTCGTAAGGGCGCGTATACTGCCATCTCCGCGGCTGCTATAGGCGGTGATCCAGCGTGTCTTGATGTTCTTGTCCTCTACAGCGCACGAATAACCCCACCCATACCCGTGCGCGTAAATGTCATCGCTGTCAACGGCAAAGTCCATCGCCAACATGACACTCTTTACGCGCGCCCGATGCCAGCGTCCGGTACGCTTATAAAGTACCTCAACTTCATCGCCCGCCTTAAATTCTGGTTTATCGACGCTAATGTGGAGTGCCGATTCGCTTTCCCATACCTGCTGAACGGAACCCAATATCCTAATCACCTTGCCCATAAGTTTCTCGTCTCCTTGTGTGTTCATTCGTGCGCCTCGCCCCCACAATGGGCATGGCTCAATGAAGTAAGCCGGCTCACCCTTCCCGCCTTTAAACGTCCCGCGCCACCAGTACGTTTCATCAACGCCGACGCTTGTCCATACCAGCCGCCCATCATAGCGATTGGCATAGATGCCAGCGCCAGACTCACAGTACGTTTTTGCGGCATCGAGTGTGGTGAACACGCCTTCAATCCCCGTGATGAAATTGCTTTCGCTATCGATTTGTGGTGCGACAGCCTTTACAACGTACACCTTGCTAATCGGGTCACTCACCGCTGCTCTCCTTCTGCGCCATCCGGCGCATATACTCGAACTCGACGCGCAGCCAGTACGCCGCGCGCTCCATGCTTCCGTAGTCACGCAGCGCCCGCCGCACGAACACCGCAGCCGCCGGCTGCCCGACGTTGAGCGCCGCCGCAGCGTCGTCAATCAGCGCCTGCACCGCCGCGGGTGACGTGTGGTAATTCTGCGCCAGTGCGCAGGCGGTGTAGCTGTAGATGCGTGTTTGCGCCGCCGCCAAGGGGGGTAGGTGCGTTTTTACGGTAGAACGCGGCACGTCTATGCAGGACGCCAGCGGGTCGGTCTTAGCGGCGCGTCTGCGCCGACGAGCGAGAATCGCTTCCGGCAGCGCGTAGGCGATGGCGACGACTAATGCCGTCACGGTGATCGCGATAGAGGCAAGTTCACCGATCCCACTCATCGCTTTTCTCCTTCGTCGATCTCGACGCCGCGCAGCAGGTCGGACGCGGTCATGTCATAAGCGGCGGCCAGCTTGTACAGCGTCGCCAGCGTCGGCAACGTGCGTCCGCGCTCCATGTCGGACAAGTAACTGATCGACAAGCCGGTCGCACTCGACAAGTCTGCCAGCGTCAAGTCGCGCTCCCAACGCAGCCAGCGCAGGCGATCACCGAACGTCCAGATTGTCGGCGTGGTGCTGATTGGCGTGTCCGGCGTTGGCGTTGCGACGTCACGGGAGAATAGAAGCCACCCCATCATCGGGAAGATGTTCACGATCTCCCATCCCTGCCGCAGCATGTCGTTGATCGTTGCCCCAAACTCGTCAAGCTTACGTTCGAGTAGCTTTGCTTCCTTCACGGCCACACCTCGCTTTCGCGCACCCGCGCTGCGCGCTCGGCTTCGAAGGCGACGCAGATCGCGCGCACGGCGGCGCTGCTGTTGGCGTCCACGCCAATGCCGAGCAGGTGCGCCATGCACGCGACCAGGATCGGCGTCATGCGGGCGCGGTACTCGACGAAAGCGTCAAGCTGACGGTCGCGGTCGAACGCCGCTTCATCGAAGACGCGGATGTATACCAGGTAGGCGTCCGTTTCGAGTTGGTAGTACGTCTGGCGCGGCAGCAGCGGCAGGTGATCGTGTACCTGCTTTTCGAGCCAATGAAGCCACCCCTGCCCGGCGCTGTCGGTCGGCATGGCGGCGATGGCGTCGGCGGCGGTCGCGGCGGGATGCAAGGCGCGGTAGGTGTCGAGCCACGCGATCAGCGGCAGTGATGCGCTCCATTCGCGGAGCAGAACGGCTAGGTCATATGCGGTCATTGTGCCTCCTATGCTATACTGAAGGCCGGCGCGGGTGCTGTTTGGCGACTGGCCCGCGCCGGTCTGCGACGGCGGCCTGTATTGGCCGTCGTTTGCTAACTACTACCGTGCTTCAACTCGCGCTGCGCGAGACGGCAAACCAGACTAAACGACGCGCCGCTGTGTCCACTGTCGTCTACTTCGGAGCAAATCACGTCCCACGTTGCGCGCAGGTCGTCCGGCAGGCTTCCATCGAAGCCGAACATGAAGCCGCCATCGCCGTCGAAGTCACGAACGCGCGCCTGTAGTTCGGGGTGTTCGGCCAGCAAGCGCACTAGCTTTGCCGCGTCACTTTCAATCAATCCGCTACCGTACATCTTTGCGTCTCCCTCTCCGTTAGAACGGAATCTCATCATCGGTCGTGGCGGCGGCTTCGTCGTCACCCGCCTGCGCTTCCCAACGCGCTTCCGCGTCGGCCTGCTCGTCCTCGCTGCGCCAAATGGCGCACAGTTCCGCGTAAGGGTCGTACATCACGCGCCCACCTCCTGCGCGTACACGTACATGACGCCATCGACGTCACCGAGTAGCGCGTAGCCCTTCTGCCAGACGCGCCAGCGGGCGGCGGCGTGATCGCGGTGCTGCTGCGGCACGTCAAGATCGCTGATGACCGCCATCAGAACATTCAAGCGCGCGTCCAGCGCGACGTCCAGCGCGACGTCCAGCGCGACGTCCCATGCGGCGACCAGCGCGGCGACCAGCGCGGCGTCTCGTGCGGCGGCAAGTGCGGCGGCATCTGCGGCGTCCCATGCGGCGTCCCATGCGGCGTTCTGTGCGTCGCCCCCTGCGGCGGCATCTGCGGCGTCCCAAGTTGGCGCGGTAAACAGCTTCCATGCCGGATCAGGATCGCCATCCGGCTGAAAGAACTTGACGTCCTTAATTGACTTGACGAACTCATGCGCGGCTGTCCACCATTCGGGCTCCGGCACGGGGCGCAGCAGACGCGCACGCCGATAGGCGATCTTGTCGTCGTCGTCGCTGTCGCTGTCGCCTGCGCCTTCTGCCTCGTAGACGGTCGCGTTCCATTCCATCCAACGCGCGTAGGGCTGTGTCGTCAGGTGCAGGCCGTTTTTGCAGACGACGATCTCGCCTTCGACTTCGTGCCACGCGCCCGGCGTCCATGTGCCATCCGCGTTCTGCGTTGGCAGCGACCATTCGAGATTGCCGCCGTGGCAGGATTGGCCATCAACGAGTACCTTGTAGAGTGTGGTCATGCGCCCACCTCCTCGCGCATCGCCCGCTTCGCCAGCGCCAGCTTACGCAGTCGGCTTGCGGTCGCCGCGCTGCGATCCCACACCGCGCTGTCGATGCCGGCGCGCACGGCTTCCACCGTCGTCAACTGCCAGCCGAACACCGCTTCACGGACGTTGATCGCCGTGCGCTTGCCGTTGTCCGCGCCGCCGACTGTCTGCGCGACGTGCCAGTACTCGACGATCCACCCGTCGCCGGATGGCGCGACGCCGACCACGTTCGCCAGCTTCGGATTGCGACCCTGCAGGTCGGTGACGACCATGCGGATCGGGTACACGTGCTGTCTGCTGTTTGCGTTCATGTCTCTCTCTCCTAGTGCGTGTACGTGCTGCGATTGGCGAGTGCCGTCAGCGCGTCGATGCGCTTCTGAAGCCGCGCGATCTCGCGCCGGCAGCGGAATTGGTCGCGCGTGTTGCCGCGCAGGCCGGCGGCGTGCGACCCCTGCTTCAGCTTCCCGATCTGCTGCACGATGGCGGCGATCTCGGCCTTCGGGTCGGTGGTGCGGGTGTTGGTTGCCATTGTGGTGATCTCCTACAAGCTAAAGGTGTCTGCCTCGTCAGTGGCGGGTGACGCCCGCCAGACGCCCCGTAGGGCGTTTCGGCTATCTCGTCTCTGTCCACTTATGGCCGCAATCGGGGCATGAGAAGCGGAGGCAGCGCACTTCCTGATCGGTCAGGCGGTAAGGGTCGCTATCGACCTCGACCCATTCACCGACTAGTTCGGCGTTGGGGTGGCAACACTTGCTGTTCAGCGCGGAGAGTGTTGCTTGGTACTTCGCATTGGCGGCGTTGAGTGCCGCGCGGTGCGCCTTGTTCGCCGCATCGACTTCGGCCTTGTGGGTTGCCAATGCCGCGCGCCGCTGCTCGAACTTGGTCGGATGGCTGGCGCTACTGCTGGTGCTGTGCGTTTGGGTGGTCATGTTGTTCTCCTGTAGGTGTACCTTGCGAATAACGAATGTACTCTATAGATTACATTTTAGGCGCAAAGTCATAAACTGTCAAGCAGTTCGTTTGGGATATTTACGATCTTCGGAGTAGAATTGCGGGGAAGTCTTGCCTAGTGCCTAGCGTTCTCATTGTTTGGACAGGTAGAACGCTACACCCTACCGCTGCGCGCGCTGCGCGTCCACGATCTCGCCGTCAATCGCCAGGAAGCGCCAGCTTCCGAGCAGCGCGCGCAAGCGCTGGTTAATCTCCCGATCAGGCAGCTTCCAGAAGGCATCAAGGGTCATGTCGCGGACGGCGGACAGTTCGCGCGTCTGCGCTGCCGTGGCTGTGGCGACTTCATTGGCGCGGGCCTGCAGCCGGCGCACTTCGTTGGTGAGCGCGTTCAGGCGGTCGGCGTGCGCTTTCAGTTGGTCGCGGTAGATCGGCTGTAGTTCGTCGGGCGCTGCCGCCTGCTCCCCGATCAGGCGTTCCACCTGCTTGATGAGCGTGGCGCGGTCGGCTTCGGCGGCGGCAAGCTGCGCGGTGTAGTTCGGGCTGTTCGCCGGCTTCTGCGCCGCGAGGATGTCCGGCAGGCCTTCATCGAGCGCGGCCCGCATCCTTGCATCAAAGAAGGTACGCAAGTCGTCGTCGCGCAGCAGCTTGACGTTAGGACAATCGACGCCGGTGAATTTCCGCCGCGTGTGTGTCGAGCAGCGCAGCCCAACGCGCCGTCCGGCAGCGATGCGGAGCGACATCGCGCGATGGCAGGCGGCGCACAGGATCAGGCCGCTGAAGCGGTAGGTCGTGCCTGGTCGACGCCGGCCCACCATGTCGCGGCGGCGGCGCAGTTCCACCTTGAGGCGTTCGGCCAGTTCGCCCGTCCACAGCGGCGGGACGGTGCCGCGAAACACCAGCACCCCATCCGGCGGCGCTTCGCTTTCGTCATACACCCACGACCCGAAATGGTAGCGCCCCGTGCTTTGATACCCCCATCGGCGCGCGGTGTGGCCCCACGTCACCGGCGAATAGACCAGCTTATAGATGTAGCTGTGCGCGAACTGCCTGCCGGCGTCGGTGACATGGCCGCGCGCGGCTAGTTCGCGCGGGATCGCGCTCCACCCGACGCCGGCGAGGATCAAGTCAGCGAGATCATCCCACAGCCGGCGTTTGGCTTCATTCGTCTCGATGGCGATCTGCCGGCCCGACGCCGGATCGCGCACGGCAAGGTGCGTCATCGGGACGATGTGCGGGATCAGGCCGCGCTCGGCGGTCTTGTCCTTCCCGCGCGTCCCCATGTCGCGTATCCAGCGCATCTCCTTGCGCGTCGAGTACGCCTTGATGAGCGCGAACATGTCGGCGTTGCTGCTGTCCACCCACCCGTCGCTAAACGAGTAGATGCGCGCCTGACAGTCATCAATGATGTACTCGATAATCTGATACAGCAGCGACGGGCTGCGCGCGAAACGATTGGCGTCGCGGCAGATGAACACGTCGAAGTCGGCGGCTTCAAAGTGTTCGATCAGTTTGTCGAAGGCATCGATGCCGCGGGCGCGGGCGTCGGCGGCCAGCTTTTCGAGCGTCTTGTAATCGCGGCTGTGGCCGGGGACGCGCAGCGTATCGACAATGCCCCACCCTTCCTTCGCGCACAGCGCGCGCGCGTCGTCTTCCTGCGCCTTGAGACTATAGCGCTCGTCTTCGTCGGCTTGGGCGGTGGTGCTGACGGCGGCCCAAATAATCGCGCGGAGAGTCATAATGACTTCTGAGACAACGGTATAAGCAAACTGCACAAAAATAAGGGTAGCATCAGGATCATCAACGCATCTATAACGAAACCTTTCCTATACTATAGCGATTGCGCCTCTTGGCGTACTTGCTAATAGAATGCCTGTTCTAATATACTTGAGAAAAAGGAAATCTAAGCTATGGCACTCGCTCCAGACCAACGCTGCAAATTGATCGACCAGTTAGACGAAGACGACCTACTCGCCCTTGACGTCATTCTTGCGCTCGCGCGTAGCGGCTGCGCTCATCAAGAAAGCGTCGATGATTTCAACGACACCTTCCGGCAAGTCCTCGATTTGCTTCAGCCGCATCGCCGATGAAGTCGGCAGCCCAACCAGCGCCTTGAGATCGGGCTTGAGTTCAGGGAAGGCCAGCATCAGCAGCAAGATCGGATTGTTGTTCGTGGCCCGCGCGAGTTTGACAATAAAGGAAACCGTTACCTCGCGCGGGGCCTTCTTCTCCTGATTGATCAGGTAGTTGATCGTCGTATGCGCGACGCCGACCAGCCGCGAGAACTCACGTTCCGACATGCTGCGCTTGTGCATCTCCGCTAAGATAAATTCCTTTAGGGTATCCATACCGCTACACCTCCGATTGCGACGCAAGTTTATTGACTTCGCGCCTAAAATGCCATATAATGTAATGTGTAGGCTACGTATGTCACTTAAGGAGGACACGGATGGATGATCTTGTGACGACGGTAAGTATTCGAGCAAGCCGGCAGTACATCAAGGCGATCAGCGCATTGGCACGCCAGCGCGAACAGCGCATTGGCGATCTCGTTCGGGAAGCGGTCGACGCAGCGCACGGGGACACCTTGCAGCGCTTTGTCGAGTTTTTTGATACCAACACTGTAGCGCAGGGGCAACAGCCGGAAGCCGAACATGACAAGTAACGGGGCGTGCATGGCGGAGCCTTTCACGGGCAGCGACGGCCAGACGCCGGAACAGCGGATCGCGTTGGTGTTTTCAGTGGCAGCAGTGGGGCGCGCGGTCGGGGACTTGGCGACTGGCAACTCTACACACCAGTCTACCACACCTTTCAACTGTCACGCGGACGCACCAGTTTCTGAGGCGAGCGCATGAGCGAATTGGCACCGCAACTCGACTTCCGTGTAGATGCGGAATTCCGCGACAACATCCCGCCACTGAGCGACGCGGAATATGCGGAGCTTGAGCGCCTGCTGATCAATGAAGGGTGTCTGCACCCGCTGATCGTGTGGGAAGGCGAAGGCATCCTTGTAGACGGGCATCACCGGCTGCGCATCTGTGAGCAGTACGGCATCGACTACGAAGTCAAGCTGATGCCGTTCCTGTCGCGCACGCACGCGCTGCTGTGGCAGCTTCGGCATCAGCGCGGGCGGCGCAACATCAGCGATTACCAACGCGACCTGATGGCCCTGCGTGAAAAAGAACTGTTGGGTGAGATCGCGCGCTTGCAGCAAGGGACGCGAAATGACCTTTTTCAGAATTCTGAAAAAAGTTTCGCCCCCTTGAACGCATGGCAGCAGGCCGCCGAGCATCACGGCACGTCGCGCGATTCCATGCACAAAACAGCCACCATCGAAGCGAAGGCCCCGGAGCCGATCAAGGCGAAGGCGCGGGCGGGCGAACTGTCGCGCCATGCCGCCTACGAACTGACGAAAGCGCTTGAAGACGTGCCGCAGGACGTGATCGACGTAGTGACGGCGTGGGACATCACCGACGCCGAGCTTGTGCCGCTGCTGATGCAGCAGTACCG